AACAGCGGCGGGGGTATTGCCACCAACAGCGCCATCAAAGCCATTTTGAGAAACAACTGGACCAGAGAAAGTCGTAGTAGCCATTAGGGCACCTCACATGCGAGTCGTATCTCTGTCTGCATGTCGTCCAGCCGGGTCTGGTCAGAGATACTTTGGGGATTAGTTCCGGTTACCTCAGACTTTATACCGGGTACTTATATACGTCAAATAAAAAGGGGGCCGAAGCCCCCATAAATCTCGTAGAGATTTTAGCTCTATCAGGCAGAGCCAGAGGAGCCGAAGATACCAAGCGGGTCCGACCAGCCGAAGCTGTACCGCTCGCGGCTCTTGTAACGGACGTTGCCCGTATCGAAGTCCCCGTCCATCGAATTCTGGAGGGGCGTACGGACGAAGTGCTTCAGGCCGTTCGGCACATCGGTCATCAGGAACCACGCATTGGTGTCGGTCAGGAAGTGGTTGACACCGTAGCCGCCCGGAATTGCACCCATCGAACGCAGAGCGTTGATGTCGTTATCAGCGGTACCGACACGGAGTTCCGTATCCAGCAGACGCTTAGCAACGAACATCAGAGCCGGCGGAACGATCAGCTTGCGGGGCTTAGCTGCGATCAGCAGGCCACGCTCATCCGTCCACGCTGCCATCTGGATGATAGCGGCTTCAAGGGACGTTTCGTTCAGGTCAGCTTGTACAGCAAACGTATTGCTGTTGGTGCCGCCGGAAACGAGCGGATGACTAGCCGAACACAGAGCGACGCCGTCACCACCAGTGTAGCTGCCCGAGAAAGCGTTGTTCAGGACCGAAGCAGCTTTTACCTGCTTGGTGTAGGCCATAGCACGAGCCAGTGCCTTCGTGTAACGCTTGCTGAGCGAGTCATACAGATTGTCTTCAACAGCTTCTTCCGTAATGGAGAAACCGAGAGCAATCGTCTCGTGGTTGTAGCGGCTGGTCCATGCTTCCTGCGCATTGTCATACGCAATGGCCGAACCTTCTGCCTTGACCGGAGCTGCCGAGAAGCCCGACAGTTTGGTCTCTTCCTCAAAAGAACGCTCCGAGGTCTCCGTTTCGTAGATCTCTTTGTGCTCTTCGCCGTACGACGAATACTCCATACCGAACAGAGCGTTCAGTCCGGGGAGCAGTTCTTTGAGCAGTTGGGAACGAGAAATAGCCATGTTAGTGCTCCTTACAGACCAACGTTATTCAAATATGAATGAGCGCTGGGGTTGAACTTCACCAACACGTCCGTGTATGCATCGCCCGGAGTCGAAGCAAAACCAACAATACGGAACGCAGCTGCAGTAGTCTGTACCGTAGCGTCGAGTGCCGAAGTGGAGTTGCCCGTAGCGGTCGATCCGGTGCTGGTGCTTTGAACAGCAGCGAAGAAGGTGTTAGTACCCAGAACGGTCTGAGCACCGCTACCATCAAGATGTGCTTGGAACACACCATTCGGGTCGGTTACGACTTTAGCCTTAACCACGCCGGTCGTGCCGGACGGGTAGTACTGGCTATGAATAACCTGACCTTGAGCATTTACATACTCACATCCAACGAAGACGCCAATAGCGCCAACGCCAGATCCGCCAAGGTTATTGGTCGTAATGTCAGCGCCAGTAGCGGTAGAGATAGCAATATAGCCATCCGAACCGATAATAACGACTTGACCATTGAAGATGTTGGTGGCTTCGCCAGCCGGGTCGATCAGAAACGTCTGAGTCGCACCAGCATACGGCATACCGTCCACCCGATTAACGGGCCGAAGCCCGTAGGGGGCTGCTGTAGTAGCCATTTATAACTCCTTTAGGATCTATTACCGCGCCCAAACGAGACATTAGATTTCCGCTCATTAAATAGCGGCATCCGTTCATCGTTGGTGCGCATAAAGTTGTTGTCCACAGCTTCCATCTGAGATGAAGCCTGCCCGTTGTAGTAGGCCGCGCGCTGCTTCATAAACTCTTCCGGAATCTTGCAGAGAATCAATCCACCAGTTTCAACATTTCCTTTGTCGTTACCGGGGATATTAAGCTCGGGATATTCCTCCGCTTTTACCGGGGTCCATCCTTCGCGAAACTTTGCAGACACATTCATGGCGTCGTCTTGACCCATGATTGAAGTCCGAATCCACCTAAATACCCAACCCGGCTCTTCGCTGGGCGTCGGAAGCGCTTCGGGCGGGCGCCATGCTTGCGGGCGCTCATTCTTTGCTCGGGCTTCCACTTCGCGGTTAAGACGATTCTCAGCCATTACCGTTCTCCAGTTTCATCAGTTCTCTTGCATACGCTTCGTTGGTGAGGCCAAGTCGCTTGGCAATCGCCACTTGCGATGGTGTCAGGCGTACCTGACGGGGGCCAGATGACCGTTTCGCTGGAGCTACTACGGTGGCCGCTTTGCGTGTTACGGGTCGTTCCCGCCGCACGTATTCTTCTTCGGCTGCGTCCTCAAATTTCTCTGGGAAACGCCGCCGCATAGTCTCATCAATCTGGCGGTAGTAGTCATCGCTCTGCGGATTGACCCCAGACTTCACCAGACGCTCATGCAGCCCCAGTGCAAGGGCTGTCATTTCAGAATCGTCACCAAACCACGTATTGGCCTGCCGCCATTCTTCTGCTCGCCTATCAACTACAGGTTGTTGATATTGTTGGGCTTGCAGTTGTGGTTGATATTGTTGGTTTTGTACACCTTCATGGTCGTTTTGTAAAGGCTGGAATCTTTCTATATCTTTAATACGGAGTTTTACGTCCGTAAGAGCTTCTTGTGCCTCTAGAATAAGATCAGAATCCGCGCTCTCATAGGCCTGCTTGAGCCGCTCTTTAGCCCCCTGCAACTCAATGGCCGCAGACTTGGCTACTTCACCGACAAACAGCCGCTCGCCATCTCCCAGCTGCTTTTTAAGCGATTGATTTTCCTGAAAAGCCTGTTGAGCGAACCGAAGCGCCTCTTCCCGCTCCCTAGCCGCCCGCTCTTTCTCGCGCCGCTCGTCATGCCAAACCTTCTTCATCTGGCTCAGACGCTTCTTTACCTTCTCGGAATACTCCTCAAGGTCGTCGTTCTCAAGCTCTTCGACAATGTTCTTCGGTAGGGGAGTGCGACCACGATCCTCTTCAGGCGTGTCGTCTATAACTTCTACCTCAAAATCGTCAGACGATTCGATATCCATATCGTCATCAAGCTCATCAGGAAACTTATACTGTTCGTTAGCCATGTTGCCTCCTTATGCGCGGCTCAAACCGCGTGGGTCTTCTACAACAGCCTCTACACTGTCGTCATTGATAATCCGCCACTCCGTACCGTGCAGCTTTATCCGAGTACCGGTATATGGGCGTACCAGAACGAAGTCGCCCTCTTTGCACCACGGACCAGTAGGGAACCGATCTACATCTGCGTAGGCCATGTCACCCAGCTTGGCTACGAAAAGCACAGTAGTGGTCTGTTCTTCTGTACGCTTGGTATCTTCAGCTTTGATAATCCCACTCTCAAACTGGGACTCAATCTTCGGAACCATGCACAGAATCCGATAACCTTTCGGTTGAGGCAGTTGTCGGGCTTTCTCAGCCGCTTCTTCAACTGTCTCTTTGACATTAACGTCACTCATCCTCTTCCTCCATCCTCTTTGCAAAGTCATTTATAAGTGTTACAGCGAAATCGAGACCTTGAACGATTCCACATAGGCGTTGGTACGCCGCGTAATCAGAGATGCCATTACCACGAATCGCATGCTCCGATACCAATTCACGCTCTTCCGCTAACTTTGCCGTTAGGTACTCAAGCGCTGTGCCATAGGCCATAGACCCTCCTCTTATTAGTCCTCTTGCTCCTCTTGCTCCTCTTGCTCAGTCATCGGCGGCTGTTGAAGCCCCCGCATACCAAGTTCTTTCAACGCCGTGTCGTCTGCAGCACGTGCGGCATCAACCTGAAGCCGAAGGGCGTTGATTCTACTGGCCGCTTCTTGGGCGGCGGCTCTATCTGCTGCGTCCGCTGCATCGACCTGAATCTTTGTAGCGTCGAGTCGAACTTTTGCCTCGGCCTGCGCTTCCCGCAGCTTGAGGTCATCCGCCCGTCCGGCGGCATTGATCATGCTGTTCTGCTTCTGGAGAGCGAGTTGCGCCTGATCCTTCTGAATGCGGGCTTCAAGCTCTTTATTGCGCAGGGCAAGCTCACCCTGACGGTACTGCGCATCTGTCTGCGCCTCCTGCATCTTGACTTCTGCAAGCTGTTTCTTGATCTGAAGGTCAATCTGCTGCATCTGCACGAGCGGATCTTGCATCTGCTGCTGGATCTCTTGCTGCTTGGCTTCTGCGACGTCTTTCTGCAGGAGTTTGGCTGCTGCTTTAGACGCCAGTTGAGACAGCTGAACCTCAATCTCCGGCGGAATGGGCGGAAGTGCGTCGTTGGTGTCGTCGCTATCAAAATCAGGCGGAACAGGCAGGGTAGCCCCAAGCTGCTGCTCGATCTCTTTACGATACTGGAACGCAACGTGCTCCATGATGTGGGCTTGGGCTGCGGCAGTAATAGCCTGCGCTTGCGGGTTCTGACCGACCATCTGAGCGATCTTAGGGTCTTGCAATGCAGACATATGTACCTGCAAGTGCGCCTCGTGATCTTGATAGAGGAACGCCTTAACCGGCTTGCCCATCAGGACAGCCATGTTCTCGGACACCGGGTCCATCGGCTTGGCGTCTTCTACCTCCGGCACCAGCTTGGCCGCGTTCTTCACCCCAAGTACTTCGATCATCTGACGATGCAGGGCGGGGAGGTTATAGATATGTGGAGCAGTCTGAGCCAGCTGCATGACAGCCTGATACTGCACAACACGCTGCGCCAGCGTAGACGAGTTCGGATCTGATACAGGAATAACATCGACCTGATCGTAGTCAGACTGCTTGGCTGCAGCGCTACCTTCCGATGGGTCAAAATCATAATCCGAAGGCGTATTGTCACGGATGATCGTGGCAAGGAGTTTGAACTCCTGCTTCATCGCATAGTGGACGCGAGCCTGTACGGCAGACATCACCTTCAATGCGCGCTCAAGAACCGCCAGCGTAGTACCTACCGGGGCCTGTGCTGACATGTCGGAGACTTGGATATTGGAAGCGGCAGCGAACTGCTTGCCTTCCTCTACGATCCGGTCCATCAACATCGACAGCGTTTGCGACGGCTCCTTATAAGGAAGCGGCAGGATGTTATCCCGCATAGCGCCGCTGGGAAGATCCACATCTCGCCACTCGCCGGGAGCAATCGGCGTGTCCTCGTTTCTTACCCTCATACCCTTGGTCTTGAGACCACCGGGGAGGTTGGACAGCGTACCTGCATCAACCAACTGACGAAGCAGACTGGTCGCGGCCTGTGTGTGGCCCCCAATGAGATGGATCAGCCCAAAGTAATAGAACCCAAAACCCGGTACATATCCATAATGGACAAAATGCTGGCGACGCTGTTTGAGTTTGTCGTCGGAGAGCCAGTTTCTGCGGATGGCGAGGATCTCGCCGGTTCCTTTCTCAATCGTAACCACGTA